ATATCAACATTAATCGTTTTAAATTATTTTTATTTATATTTATTTTATATATGTCTTTATCACAAGTTTTAAAAGAATCTGAAATAGATAGGTTATTAGTTGGAAATCCTCAAATTACGTATTTTAAAAGTGTCTATCGAAGACATACACCATTTTATAAAGGCGTCTATACATATGGAGAAAAACCTATATCGGTCGGAGGTAGAGAAATAGAAGAATTAAGTCATGGTAGTTATGATCTAATTACAAATATTTTTTTAGAGAATACTATTACCGGTATAACTGGTAATAATGATGTATATGCTAATATAGGAAATAATATTGTAGAAAATATAAAATTTAATGTGGGTGGTCAAACTTTATGTACTGTTGAAGGATTATATATGGAAGCACGGGCCGAATTAGACCATTCATATGTTCCAAGTATATCCAGTCCACCGATTATGACTCTTGATGAAGGATCTGTTTTAAAATGTAATACTGGTTCTCAATATAATGTTCAAACAATGGCGGGAGGTGTGACAGGATTGGGTTCAAATGCAAGTTCTACAGATACATTTTACACATATCCTAATTTTTATTTCTGTAGAGACTATGGAAATGCTTTTCCAATATGTGCATTAAATAATTCAGAAGTTGAATTAGAAATTAATTATAGAAGTCCATCAGATATTAGAAAAAATAGTATAGGGGATCTAAAATCTACAGTCAATGTTGAATATGTAAATCTATCTGATGATGAACGATTGAGATTTATTAATAATACACAAATATATATTTATTATGATATAAATAATTATGATCTACCTAATGGAAGTGATAAAATAACTCATCCATTAAGACAAATATTCTTTGTGGGGGAAGACCAAACTGGTGCACTTACTACATCTCATTCAACACCAGCATTATTAACTATTGCGGGTATTAATATTAAAATTAATTCAGAAGAATTATATGAAAACACAGATACTAATCTTAGTATATTTACAAAACAAAATATCAATAGATTATATCCTGGTTATGGCCGTGAACTTGTATCAAGTGGAACAAAGGGGTACTGGGACTCAATCGGAGTCCATGCGTTCTGTTTAGATACAACAAACACACCTTCAGGACATCTTAGTTCAAATACATCTTTTCAAATCATTCTTACCGGAGATAATAATACTAAAATATATTTGGAGGTTATTAAATTCTATCGAATTATGGGAGGTCAACTAGGAAACATGTATATTTAGACGAATTTATTGACAAAATAAAATATTATAGTGATAATAAATGTTCTTAATATACTAAATATGTAGTTTTCTTCAATATTCAGAGAATTACATATTATTTTATTTAATGCCGGTATTGTGAATATCACAACTGTAATAAATACCAATATAGTTGATTTGAATTCAGCAAATAATGACTGGGTATTTAATACCTCTTCTTTTTTAATTTCAGGAGCCACCTGTTGTCTTATAAATGAGTCTTTTTCTTGATTTTGTCTTGTTAATTGTTCTAGTGCTTCTTGTTGAACCATTAATTGATGATTTATTTGTTGCTGTTGCTGTTGCTGTTGCTGTTGTTGCTGTTGCTGCTGTTGCTGTTGCTGCTGCTGCTGCTGTTGCTGCTGCTGCTGCTGCCCTGAAACCTGTTGTACTTGTTGATTTTTAGTCCCTTGAATCTCTGCTAAAATATCGTCGACAACCGAAGCATCTTCTGAACGACTATTTTGTCCCATTCTCATCAACTCCTGAATATCTGTTACTCCCGAATTAGGTTGTTGGGTATTATTCATATTTATATTAATTTTATTATATTAAATTATTATTTTAAACTAATTAGATAACTATAAATTCTTGATCCACATTTCTATAGAGGATACTCCCCATAATCCCTCCAACAATAACAGATATGATAGTTTTTAATACTTCTTCTAAATCCATATATGATATAATTTAAATTATTTTATTATTAAATAAACTTAAAAATAAAATTATAAAGGTATTATATTAAATGTTTTTTAATCAACAGTCTATGAATCAAAGTAGCAGTGATAAATTCTATAAAGTATTAGGTGTTAGCAAGAATGCTAATGCTTCTGAAATAAAGAAAGCATATAGAAAACTAGCTGTAATCCATCATCCTGATAAAGGCGGTTCAGAAGACAAATTTAAAGAAATTTCGAAAGCATTCGAAACATTATCAGATGAGGGAAAGCGAAAACATTATGATCAATTCGGTGAGGGTGAACCGGGTATGAATCAAGGTTCTATGTTCAGTCAAATGTTTAGTGGTAATACCCAGGGTCAAAGACAATCACAAAAAGGGAACAGTATCGATCATAAGGTGAATCTATCACTGAAAGAAATTTTCAACGGCAAAACTATCAATGTGACTGTTAATCGTAAGACAATTGATTTTGATAGCATTAGCAAATGTGTTACCTGTGGCGGACAAGGTTCTACCGTTCAAACAGTACGAATGGGACCTATGGTCCAGCAGATCCATCAACCCTGTCACATATGCAACGGTCAAGGCAAGAGTTTTAAGATCAATAAGGTATCTGAAAATATTAAAGTGACTATACCTAGAGGAACACCTAATAATCATAAAATAATAATTTTTGAAAAAGGTGATGATATTGTTGATGGAGATACAGGTGATTTAATAATTATTGTCAAAGAAATTAGAGATGAAGTATTTGAAAGAAAAGGTTATGATCTATTTATTAATAAAGATATATCATTATTAGAAGCTATCAAAGGATTTAAAATGGAGTTAAAAACTTTAGATAATAGGACAATATTAATTAAAAATGATAGAGTTATTAAACCTGATGTAAATAATAGTGATAGTGACGAATGGAAAACTATCATATGTGGTATTGGATTAGAACCATTTGCTAAAGCCCAAATAAGTGATGAAACTAAAGTCAAAGAATTGATTGAATCAGGTCAACTTAAAGGTGAAAATATTACAGGATTTACTATTAAAGGATCTGAAACTTATTTTTATAAAATACCTATAAAAGAATTATTAAAATCTAAAGGACCAGGTAATTCGGTATTTTACTATAAGAGTAATAGTGAAAGATTAATTCACTGTATAGAAGAAGAAGGTATGCCTTATTTTAATTCACCGATGGTCAAAGGTAATTTATATTTTAAATTTAATATTATATTCCCTAAGAAAGTAACAATTTCAAACGATGCATTAATTAAAGGCGGTTTTGATACAGAAATTAATAAATCAACGGTAGAGGAAATCGATTCGGATTTAGAGATATATGAATTAACTGAAAAGAATCCAGATATATCATATAATCATTATAAAGAATATATAAAGGAATACAATGAAGACGATGAAGAAGGACAGGGACAACAAGGTATGCCTCAGGGCGCTCAGCAGTGTGCACAGCAGTAGTTATTTTCTAGCAATAAATACTAATTCTAGTATGAATCTACCATTTGAAGAAAACATAGTAGCACCACCTAAATCTGTTATTTTTATAGTAAGATTATTTAACCTGGTAGGATTAATTGAACATATATAATTTAATTTTTTTGATTTGTGAACAGTAACTTTTGATGATGATGATGATTCATTTGGTATAATTATTTTATTAAATACATTAGTTATTGTAGTACCTGTATAATATTGATTACTATTAGAATTTATATTAAATTCATCAATACTAACTACAAAAGTCATTTTATCAGCGTCACTATTAATGATTGCATTTAGTGTAGTAAAAGATTCTAAATATACATCAGATAATTTATCAATTAATAGTGGTTCATATAATGGTAATACAATTTCAGTTTTTGTACTTATAATATGATCTATAATTAATATTTTTCTTTCTGTTCTGTTAAAATTATATCCTGAATTTTTAAACATACCATTTAAATTAGCATTTTGTGATAATAAAGAATCCATAATATATTATAATATATAATATTATTTCAATTAATTAACTATTTCTCCTAAAAGGTCCCCCATCGTATGGGACTGAATAATACCCACAAAAATTGTAGTAATTATTATCAGTTTCATTATTAGAGTCATCATCTTTTTTATCATAATTTCTATCAGCTGTTTCAGGATCAGTTATTAAATTACCTGAAGCATCTCTTCTTCTAACATTATTTTTACCAGGTTTATGGGACCAATAACCATCATAATCTTGTCTATAGAAATGATAATCTTGCTCATCACCTTCATCGTCTATAACTAAAGCAATCTTATAATGATTACATGGGGGTTTATATCCCTTATCAACTTGAGTAATATTGTATGTGTTGTAATCTTGTTTCATCTTATTTAATATTTCACCGCAATCGTATGATCCGAATTTACCTGTACTTAGTTCTCCTGGTTGTAATTTCTTATTAGCATTTGTTTCGAATCTATTGAAAGCATATGAATAACAATTTGTATAATCTTTTATATCAGAATCCATATTGTTCCATAGATCAGGATCGTATTTAGGTTTATCACATTTGGATTTATCTTTATGATTAAAAATATTGTATAAATAATCAAACTCTTTAGATAAGAAATCCATAATATATAATATAATATTAAAATTTGATTTAAAAATTAAATATTATTAATATATAATATGAAGAAAACTGTAAAAATTAATAAATCCAGATACACATTAAAAGAAATTTTATCAGATGAATGGGATACATCTGTTATTTCAGATTATTCAGATTTAGAGATAGAGAAAATGTATTCTAATACAGATAATCCACTAATAGCACAGTTCGGATACGGATTTAATTGTAATATTATCCTACATCATAAAGAAATAAGTAATTATAGACTATTGATATTGTATTATAATTTTAAAGAAGACAATAAGAAATCACAAAAAATGAATGATAAAATTCGTGATAAAATCAAAAACTTATATGAAGAAAATTATTTGAATAAATGTGATAGCATCATGATTATTGTAGATGAAGCAATAAGTGAATCTATTGAGAAATATATCTCTCTGCTAAATATAGAACTTCACACAGAAATATCCACGCACGGATTGACACCTGAAATAGAAGACGAATTAAAGTCTTCTAATATAGAATTAGGCAAAGAACTATCATTGAGACATTTCAAAAATGCATACACTGTAAATATCGATTCGGTGACTAATAATATTTTGAAGCATTCGTTGGTCCCTGAACACAAGGTTATTAGAGATAAGAAAACTATTGATGAAATATTAGGTAGATGTAATTGTAATATTAATCAACTACCTATTATTCTTAAAACTGATATAGTTGCTAAATTATTAAGATTATCACCAGGTGATATGTGTGAAATTAAAAGGACATCGCTAAAATGCGGTGAGTATCCTTTCTTCCGAGTTTGTAAATAAATTAATATGATAATACATTATTAGACAATTTAATGTTTTCATCGTTCCTTTCTATTTCATTATCCCCATATATTGTTTTTACGCCTTTGTTCCACCCAATATTGTAATTGTAATTTTGTTTATTAATATTTGGTTTTATAAACAAGGTTTTGTAATCGTTTTCCTGATTTAACTCATATTCAGGATTCATATCGTCATATAAATTTTCATCATATGTGGAAACAGGTAATGAGAAAAACACCTCATCATAAACATTACGTGGCAACATTTTATAAATATATTTGTTTTGAATATCTGATTTGTATTGATTTATAAATCCGATTGTAAATAAAAAAACACCTATTAATAAT